TACCACACCTTCATCATTTTTAAATACAATCACTTGTGACATTTGTTTGTCCTTATCTAAATATGGATACATAGATATTTGTTTGGTCTGATGTAGCTGTGCCAGAATTTTTCAGAGCATTAATGTTTACCGCACCTACGGTTGGAGTTGTCCCATCCTTAATTCTTACATAACCTCCTTCCGTTGTTGAACCCGCCGCCCCAGTTACTGCATAATTAGCATCTGGCATTGCTGTGGTAAAATTAACAGTATAATCCCCTGTACCGTTGTCCGTAATGCTCGACACATTACCACTAGCTCTAATAGCTACCGTACCAGAACCATTAAAGTTTACCCAAGCTCGACAAGCATAAGTAGGGGCTGTGCCTGTAGCATTTAAAGCATTTCTAAATCTTAAGGGAGTAAGGACAACAGCTGAACTTGTCCCTTCTACAGCCTCAGCTGAGGTGGCTAGCTCCACAACTCCTGTCGCTGTTTCTGAAGCTGCTTGCTTTAAATTAGAGAAAGCCGAAGCCGCGGCACTCGCTCCTGTACCTCCATCAGCGATAGCTAAGGCAGTAATTCCTGTGATAGTTCCACCTGTAATACTAACACTACTAGCTGCTTGTGTGGCAATAGTACCTAAACCTAGTGTGGTCCTTTGCGCAGAAGCATCCACATCATCAAGGATAGCTCTACCTGCAGCAGTACAAGTAATCTCCTCAATATCCCCTGCACCTGCTGTACTCCTACCTAATAACTTATCTGTAGCACTTACATTCTGAATCTTAGCATAAGTAACTACATCATTGTCAATAGTCCAAACACTACCTGTACCAGTGACTGTGATATCACCATAGTCAGCATCAGCAATACCAGTAGAAGCGGCTGTAATAGTAATCGCATCTGTAGCTGCATCAGTAGTAATACTAATATTAGTACCAGCAACTAATGTTAAAGTATCAGAAGTTGTATCTGCAACTACATTAGATTGCCCAGAGACTGCAATGGTACTAAAGAGATTTTGGTCCCCTGTATTAGTGCCAGAGGAAGTACCACTGAATGTACCCGATTGAGTTGCCAAACTCCCCAAGCCTAAAGCAGTTCTAAAGTTAGAATCACTTAAAGCATCAACAGTATTATCTGCGTTAATTCTTGGGAATGTTATAGCACTTGGATTTGTAAGTGTAAATAGATTTGCACCAACCGTACTAGCCCCTAGTGTAGTGCGCTGGTCAGCCACTGTAGCATCATCTAGTAAATCTAACCCAACAGTTGTAGGATTAACTGTTGCAAACTCATCTAAGTTAGCAGAGTACGCCTGTACTTCAACTCCAATATCTGTAGATGTTAATACACTAGCTGCTCCAGAAGCTAAACCAATGCCTAGTTTGTCAGCAGAGCTATCCCAAGTAAGTTGTCTTTCTGTAGGGGTCAAGTCCCCAGAAGCAAACTCAACTAATGTAGGAGATTTAACTTCTCCAGTAATTCCAGTAAGATTAGTAATAGAGGAGTTTGGTCCAAAGACATCCTCACCAGTAGCTGAATCTCCTGTACCGCCCGGTCCCCTGTATATCGCCATTTTACTTACCTTTTTTAACTGGTTCTACTTCTTTAACTTCTTTTTCTACAATAACTTCATATTGTGGATGTTTAAGCATTTGAGCAATATCATGCTCGTAAAGAAACTCATAAACACAGCCTGTTGCTTTATCTTTAAATTTCATTTTGAACCCCTTGAGTAAATTAAATAACCCCCTCAGAACGAAGGGGCTATCGAGTTACACTAGATTATGCAGGCACGGCTAAAGCGTAAGCTGAGCCATCACGTAGTTCTGAAACACCATACAATGTATCTGCTGTGTACAAAGTACCTAGATATTCTTGTTTGTATTGTGTTTGTGAACGTACACCAACTTGCTCTACCAAGACAGCAGCATCACGATGACCCATCAAAGCGATACGAGTCGCTGTAGAACCAGATGTTGTGTCAGCATTGCTAGAAACATACACTGGAATACCATACAGATTACCAATCTCGCCATTACGGATTGTGTTGCCATTACCTACCTCGCCAACAAAAGCTTGCTCTGTGTAGCGGTCTAAGCCCATCAAAGTGTTACGTGCTGACGGGGGGATGATGAAGAAACGACCTTCCATTGGTACATCATTGTCATCAAGACGTTGAATTGTACGACGAATTGCCGCATCAGTTAAAGCACCCACACCCGTGTTAGCACCAGCTACATAAGCAGTAGTACCATCAGCACCTGAGTAAGCACCAGAGTATGCAGAAGTACCACCACCGCCATTAAAGCCACGACCTAGCTGAATCAAAGAAGTGTCTACTTGTTTTGCCAAAGCATAACCAGCATCTTCTGTGTAGAAACGGCGGAGTGAAGCAAGAGCTTGCACTTCTGTAATATCTTCAATCAGACGAGAGTACTCGTAATGTTGGTCAATCAATACTGGAACATCACTCTCAGTTGCAGCGATTAATGTTACTTGTGTCGAAGCTGCTTTTAAAGAAGCTGTGCCACGAGTAGGAGAAGGGATATGGATAGTATCACTTTTCTTACCAGTGAAGTTCATTTTCTTGAATACGTTAGCCGCTACAAGTGATTTTTTATAAGCAGCAATAATCTCGTCACTCCAAATCTCTGGAATGAAGGTTGCTGCGGTTGTATTTGTTACGTGATTAGTACCTAAAGCCATGATAATTTCCTTTTATAAATGTTTTAAATTGTTATCCGTTGATAACTCGACCATCTCGATAAGCTTGCTCAATCTCTGGAGACATGGCAATATATCGGTCATAGTCTGTTTGCATAAGTTTAATAATATCGGACCTGCGATATTTTTTCTTAGCAGACGTTTCAGTAGAGCCTTGTGTATTCACAGAAGCTGCTTTAAGTTGTTTGTCTCTATCAACTTTAGAAGTCTCTGCTACTTGTTTAGCTACACCTTTACGGTCTTGCCAAGTTGACAATAGTTCTTCAGCAGCATCATAGTCAAACTGTGTCTCAGCACGTGCATACATCTCTGTGCGAATACGAGAGGATTGAATCCACTCTGCAAAAGAGGGGTCTTGCACTGTCTCCATAAAATCAGGGAACTTACTACCAATTTTATTTAACACTTGCTCACGCTTCATAGCCAAGGAGGCTTGTTGAGCTTCCTTAACTGCTGGGTGTGAATCAATTGCTTTCTTTACAGCTTGTTTTGGGTCTGTGAAGTAACTATCCGTATCATCAAGTTCTTCTTCTTGTTTGACTTCTTTTAGTGTTTGTGTTCTAATGAAATCATCCACTACTTTACGCAGTTCTCCAACTTCACTGCCTTGTTTGCCAATAAGCTTTTCAGCTTCTTGGTGCATAAGAGCAATTTCTTTTGCAGATTTTCCGCGATATTTCTCTGGAAGGTCGTATTCCTCTACTGGTTGTGCTTGTTGGGTTTCCTCAACAATTTCTTCCAAGGGGGAAGCTAACTCATCATCTTGAACGTCATCTAGTAAAGCCATAATATTATTCTCCGATGCTTTCTTAAAGCATTTATAGAAGGATTATTCATCCTGCAATGGTTGATATTTGTGCTTTTTCGCCCAAGCCATTGCCGCTCCGGGGAAAGCACCACTATATCCCTCTAATGAAACTCTGGGTGTGCTGATTAATTTATCCGCGTCAGAACCACAAGAGGGGCACTTAGATACTTTCTTGTATTCAGTAAGTTCATCAAAGGTTTCTTTACACCCTTGACATTGAAAACTATAAAGTATCTTCATTCTTTAATTCTTCATAAGCTAGTTCAGAAACCGCTTTAAGGGAAAGTAGCCAATTTAAAATGTCTAGTTGCCCTTTTCTAAAGTAGAGGTCATCTACAGTTTTAATTGTAGACAACTCCTCTATTGGTTTCTTCATATTCTCTAAATCTTCTATTAGGTCAGCCCACGCTGGGGTAGCCATCATAGAAAATCGGTCTTCGTAATACTTTTGTAAGGTGGGAGTCATTGACTTTATCCAATATTTGTGTTATGCTATAAGTATAACATAATTTATAAGAAAAGTCAAGATTTATTCATTTGCATCTTGACAATCTCAGCATTTTGCTGTAAATCACGTTCTTTAATGTCAATATCTTTCTCTTTTAACATCAATTCTGCAATTTTAGCCCTGCGTGCAAACTCTTTATCATCGCCTTCACCCTCTTTAATATTATTAGAAAGAGCAGCAACCAGTTTAGCCTTAGATTCATCTGGTAGAAGTTGTGTTTCCACCATAGTTTTTTGAGCTTCAGCTTGTTTTTGCATTGCACTTGCATTTGTTTCGGCAATTTGAGCTTTAGCTGTTTCAAGTTGTACTTGCATTTGTACTTGTTGAATCTGTTCATCTTGTGGATTAGGCTGTTGTGCTTGAGCTAGTTGCTGCAACAAGGCTTGTTTATTAGGGAGAGCACTTCCTTCAATAACACCTTGCATCAAGATAGGCATTAATGGGCTATCTGGCCCTAATGTTTTCATTAAGTTAATAAATTGTAGCTGTTCCACTTCACGAGCAAGCATACCAAGTGAGCCAGATGGTACAAATTTCCAATCTTTTACTGGGAAATTCTCACTGTCAAACTGCATAAATCTCCAAGCAGCCTTTTCAATGAAAGGAATTAAGAAACTCTCTTGGAAATTAATTAAAGTACGCTTGTTTTTCTTGATAATACCTGAAAGAGAGATAGCAATTTCCCCACCTACAGGTTGACTTTGCATTGGCGTAGTGTCCATTGTACCAGTTGCTTGTAACAACATACGCTCAAAGTTAGCTGCGGCATCGGCATTACCACCATCTGTATTGCCAAACTTAAACGGCATCAAGATTTCAGCAGGGTTGCCATTTGTCAAGATGTTCTTGCCCGGTCTTACTTCAAACTTAGCCCCACGAGGCATACGAGTAGCATCCATAGCCATCATAGGCACTGTGGTCATAGCAAGAGAATCTAAATGGCTACGTAGTTGGGCATCAATACCCTTCTGCATGTTGTAGCCTTTTTCAGCAATACCCCGACCCCAGAAACGACCTGGCACTGTGTCGTCTTGATAGAAAACAATTGGGCGGTCTTGCATCATGTAAGGGTTGCGTTCTGCTTTTAACAAGTCAGTGTCATTAGCAATAACAATGATGGCTTCCACAAGGTTGCCATACTCTTTCATTATTTCGCCAGTTTCACCATCATTGAACAAGTCAACAACTTCTTCATCTTCTCCAGCATCCAAGAGATTTTCAGGCACTAAGCCATAATAGCGTAACACCTTGACTTTGTCGTCATCGTAGGATTTGTCAATAGAAGAGGCTTCCAAGTCTGTATCTGGAGCAGCATCGTCTGAAGCCTTAGTGTCTTTGTAAATACCATCTTTAACACCTTGAGCAATAGTGTGTGCGCCTACAAACTCCTCAATAGCACAACCAAGAGCTTCCTCAATTGTAGAGGCTGTTGGGTCAATGATGAAGTTCTTAGGGTTAATTGGTTTTAAAAGAACAGAGACTTTTTTAGACTTGGTAACCCCGATAGCCATAGCATCAATGTCAGGGATAGGTTGAGTGGCTGGGGCCAACTCCTCAGTTTCCTTAACAATAATCTCACCAATACCAGTACCAAAGATTGACCCTAATAGAACAGAGTCAGCAACTTGCTTCCGCAACTTAGTTTTCTTGAAACACTCGTGCATATACTTCTTGAGGTACTCAATATCTGTTTTATCTTCGTCTTTATAGTCATCCTCAATGTCAAAGAGATTTGCACCAGCACCCCATAAGGCTTCCTCAATCTCAGAAGTGTGTGACTCTATGGCTTGTTGTGTAGCGGGGCTTACTAAGCGACTACGCTCACTCTCACGAGTTTTATCACCAGCGTCCCAAACACCACGCCAAGTGCGTTCGTACTCGTTCCACAAAGAGAGATAGTTATCATCACGATTGTCTTTCCAATCGTTTGTGTGCCATAAAACCCATTCTACTAATTTGTTATTCATTCTAATATCCCGATATACTATCTAAGGGTTCGTATTCATCTTCATCATACTCAACAAAGTAATCTACAACCTGTACTTGGTCAATGTATGCCAAAGCATCTATTAAGTCATCATGCAATTGTGCATTTGGGAAGTTTGTCAATTGGTCAGCAAACTCGTTGTTCCAAGCACCATAGTTTAGTGTTACTTTTCCATTCTCAAAGCGACCTTGCAAAGCCCATACAATTCGGTCTGTTTTCTTTTGATTGCCATGTGTGACATCATCAATGCGGAAGTACCTGTTATTCCTACGCATAAGGTCAGATAAGTAAGGGAGAGCAGCATTCTTTAAACTACCTTTCTCAATGCCAACTGCTGTTGGCTCATATTTAATAACGGCATTCATGATTTGCTTACAAGTCTCTTGGATGTCCCATCTACCATGCAAGATGTCAGCCACCCACCAGCCATACTCACCTACTTTAACAACTGCAATAGCTGTCTCATCTAGTTTCTTGTTCTTACTACCAGATTCTCGGTCTACATTAATAAAACCAGCCAAGTCAACTGCAATAAAGAATCTACCATCTTTTGGTTCTTCCTCTTCATACACAATCCACTCAGGTTTAAAGATGTCTCGACTAGCTGCCTCAAAGGAGGACATAAACTCTTGTCTAAAAGCAAAACTAGACATCGAGGCTTTAGCCGCATCAATCTCTTTAGGAGGAATCAAAGGATTGTCGTAAGACGTATAATGAAAAGAAACCCACTCAGGGTCTTTTTCAGATTCTCCTAGTTTGTACAACTCATAAAAGTGATTTCTCCCTTTAGGAGTACCAATGAACATTGCACCGCCCTGTACGTCAGCAAGAGCTGGGCGTAAGATTTGCTCCCAGACATTTGCCTTCATATCGGCATACTCATCCAAGACGATGTATGCTAAACCCACCCCACGTAGTGTGTCTGGTCTATCAGAACCTTTAAGGTAAATCTTCCTACCATTTATCAATGTCAAGACTGCTGTGTTTTCGTGAGCAGCAGCAATAACTTCATGCCCAAGTTCTTTAATCATCCCCCACATAATGTCTTTAGCTTGTTGGAATGTAGGGGCTACGTAGAAACAATCCTTTTCTTTAGATTGTAAGGCTTGTATTAACAAGGTCCAAGCAGCAAGACGGGATTTACCAAACCTTCGCCCTGCGGCAACTACTTTAAAACGATGTGAGTCGTTAAATACCTCTAGTTGTTTCGGGTGTAACTTAACCTGTAAAGTTGTCATCTATCGGTTTTGTAATTTCTGTAACAAGAGTTGATATTGCTGTGGAGTTACAAACTGCCCATTAGGGAGTTGTATCATACCAGTTGTCGGGGCCATTGTTTGTGGACTCATTGGCACAACATTTTTCTGAGGTTGTTGCATCTCTTGGTCTAAACGCATCAAACCAGCTTGTGTCTGAGTTGACAAACCCCCATACTTGTTCTTTTGTTTAGCATTGGGGTTAAAGTCAGGGGTGCGCCAAGCAGCTTTCTTGTTTGGGACAATCACATAAGGGGTAAAATCACTCATCATCTTCCTCGTATTCTGCTTCTAATGTTTCACCCACAATTGTGGTTTCTTGTCCGACACCTGTAATATTTATCTGTATCTGATTGCTCTTACCCTTGACTTTAGACAAATAATCTGCTGGCAAGACTCTATCCATAACCAATTTAAGACAAGCCATTTGGTCCTCATCATTATCGTCAAGAGCTTTGTCAAGAACCTTCTGTACAATGTATTTACTCTTACGACCAAGCATCTCAGCAAGAACTTCCTGAGCGCGAGCCTTCTTCTTTTCTGGCAAGATGGCTGTGGATTTATAAGCCTTCTTGTTAATCTTTTGCTTAGGGATAATGGGCTCTAAGCCTTGCTCCATGCGCGCTTTGTTCTCTCTCACCAAGGATGGACGACCTGCACCAACTCTCTTACCTCCACGTTTTTCCTTAGGAGCTTTAGCTGCCTCAACAAGAACCTCTATATCTAAATTATCCATTAATTAATCTCTTGTAGCAAGGATATGTAATACACCCTACGTTTCCTATTCTGTGGGAAACCTAGATTAATTGCACTGGTCTCATTAATTTTCTTTAACAAGACAGTATCGAATATAAATTCAACACCAATGTCTAAATCTTTAAATAACATAATTTACCTCTTGTTATTATTATAACACAACATAATCTATTTGTCAAGATAATTGTCGTTGATACTCCAATTATTGACAAGAGTATTAATTTAAAATAAATCTATAAAACCTATTGACAAAATACATTTATTATGTTACCCTAATTA